GGCTCTTGTGCCGGCTCTACTGGTTGTGCCGCTTCCGCAGCACGACCCCCCTTCATACTTGACCTACGTGGTCTAGACTCTACAGTTATTGGTGCCGGAGGCTCAGGTGTAGGTTCATCTTTGACCGCCTTAACCGATGAAGTATCGTTAAGGTTCGCGGCTGGCTCGAGACTCTCGGCACCTTCAACAATCAGCGGATTATCTCCTGCCTCACTGATGACTGTTGGTACTGGCTCCGCCGGTCCAGCCATATTTGGTGTCGGCGCATCCACTTTCACAATCTTCACATCTGATGTATCTGGTACCGCTGCTGGTGCTGTTGCTGCTGTTGCTGCTGTTGCTGCTGTAGACACTGGTTCTTCAGGTGTCAGAACCGGTGTAGATTCCTCAATGACCTCAAGTTTCGGTGGTCCGCCAGGCATAAAATCAAACATAGCATTCGCCGCTGCCTGCTCTTTAGACATAGGAGTAGCATCCGCAACCGGTGTAGAGGTCGGTGTAGCCACGGACTCTGTAGGTGCTTGCGCAGGAGCAGCAGTACCCGTAATCGTCGCCATAACTGACGAGAGTATATCGGTCGGTGGGGTCACAGGCGTTGTCTCAAATACGCCTGTACCCGAGGGTAAGTCACGGAATGTACGAACATGTTTCTCCGTCAAAAAGCGTAAACTCGTATTCGCATACGTTGTCAATTCCTGGTCCAGCAACTTAAGCGCATATGGCACCTCAATCTGACTAAATGTTGTTCGTGACTTCTTGACCGGCAACACCAACCCCAGCGTATCCGCCGTCTCTCCCTGGAATGTGAGCGGTCCATCGCAGGTCGGACATACAAACAACTTCTGCGCCTCATTATAAATCGGCATTGTTCCGCATCCATTACAAATCCAGAATATCGTACCATCCGAACGTTTCATCATAGACTCCTGTAAGAACTCCGTGACACCGTGGGCAATGAGCGCATCGCGTTCCATCTCACCGATGCGCATACCACCCTCATTGCCACGACCACCCGTTGGCTGATGTGTACGAATCTCCTTACGACCCTTGGCACGCGAATTCAACTTGTCCTGCGTCAAATGCTTCAAACGCATAAAATACAAAGGTCCCATAAACACTGATGACGTAAACATCGTGCCCGTAATACCACTGTATAAAATCTCCTCTCCCTCGCGCTGAAAGCCCATCACTTCCAGTGCGTCGCCAATTGCCTTGAACGATTGCTCATCGTTCATAAACGACGTCGCATTCATCTTCGCACCCACGACCGCTCCTAACTTTCCAAACACCTGTTCCAGCAACTGCGCAATCGTCATGCGAGAAGGAATACAATGGGGATTCACCATCACATCCGGTACCAATCCGTCCGCCGTTCGTGGCATATCCTGAGCATCTAACAACATGCCCATAGTGCCTTTTTGTCCGTGGCGGCTGGAGAACTTATCGCCCAGCTCTGGCACCCGCTCCTCCAGGATGCGTACACGTACAAGTAGTTTACCGTTTGCCTGGTGAATGACCGCCACCTTATCCACCCGTCCACTCGTGAAAATTGTCGGCAGCACCGAGGCGTCCGTGACCGCCCCCGTATCTGGGCTGGTTAGGTACATTCCAACGAGTACCAACTTATCGTGGATTTGCGTACCTTCTTTGATAATACCCTGGTCGTCCAACGCCGAGTAGTCATAGCCAGGTTTGAGGTCGGTCCAGGCGAGCACCGTTCGTGGGTTGCCAATTCTATAGACCGCCTTGCTCATAGGATCCACCTCCTCCACCGCCGTATAGGACCGCAGGGCAAGCGAGCGGAATAGACCGCGCTGGATGCTCGTACGATTAAATAGGATACCGTCGTCCTGATTATAACCATTAAACGAATTAATACAGAAGATAATGTTGCTGCCGTAGGGCATCGCACCGCCGCCAACTGCCTCGTGAACAATCGTTCGCGCGAGTGCGCCCTCGCCGTAGCATAACATAGAACCGTACGTATCAAAACGATTTTCATAGTTGGTCGCATAGTAGCCAATACCCTGTTTTGACTGCGAGCAACTCAACTGATTACGCGGCGACTGATTATGATTGGCAAACGGAATCATGCTCGTGAGAAGTCCCATCATGGACGAAGGGTGAATCTCGGCATGGGTATGTTGGGGTGTCAGGTCCGCCGTGTTTCCGTACCAACTTACATACGCCTCGTTGCCCTCATACGGGTCAATATACTCAATCGCGCCGATGTAGGGCGACAAGGCGGCTTCGTACTCGGCGAGTGTCACCGGCAGGTCTGGATCCGGCATCCCCTCAGGCGTCTCCAACGGATCCACGAACTTTGTAGAATAAATGCCGTGCGAGGCGGTCTGTGCCAATCGTCCGCACACCAGGTCCCGCCAAGTCGGCAGTGGCTTCGCCGTCGCCGCCGCCGGCCAAGTGCCGCCCGTAAATAAATGCCATAGCGGGCGCAAAGGTCGCCCATCATCCAAATAAATACGAATACTATTATCCGCCGTATTGAACGATACCGACGCAGTGGGCGGCAGGCACGCCGTCCATTTCATCATCTTCAGCACTCTTGTCAGTAAATCAGGCTGCGTAGAAAATCCGATTGTACCCCCGTTAATTTGGACCGACGCCGCCGTTACCACCACCGCACGGGTCGCCTTCGCTACATCAATAACGCCGCCCCGTGTGAGCAGCCAATTCATAATCGCCGTCGCCGGTGAAGCAATACTAATCGCCGTTAGAATGCTCAGGTTCTTCGTAGCACCAATATGCGAACCGGTCGGCGTTTCGCTCGTACAAAAGTAGCCTATCTGACTTGGATTGAGGTGGCGGGGTCCGACTAACTTCATAGATGTATCAAAGTCGCTCACGACACGGCGTACGTGACTCATCGCATCCATATACGAAATACGGGCGAGGGGCTGAATCACACCGCTCTTCATATTATATTGATTTGTACCCCACTTACCACGGAAGCCCCGCATAATGCTATCGTCGAGTTTTGCGGTTGCCAAGACTTTTCCAATATTACCAGGACTAAAAATATTCAAGAAATTCTCGTCGGTATAGAGACTCTTATTGTAATTGTAGGTTTCGTCTACCTGTAACATCACCGCCTTCTTCCAATCCTTCCAACAATCCGAGAAGAGTCCGCGTAGGAGCGTACCCGTTGGCAGCAGACGCTGATTACGGATATCATCACGATTCGTATTCGGCTCCATACGCATCTCAACCCGAATCATACGGCGAATGAGCTCAGCGAGATACTGGGCACGGGCGAGTGGTCGGTCAGGTACGTGACTAAATAGATGCTCGTGTAAGATATGGAGTACATTCTCTACAATAAATCCCTTCGTGAGTGTACGAATAAATTCAATTGCCTGTAACTGCGAAGTGATAGGATTCGCATCCTGAATACTAGGAATGAGCGTATTCTCCATAGACATCGTATACGACGAGGATGTATCAGGAAGAATCATACGTACAATATCTTTATCGGATATAACACCTAGCGCACGAAACAGGGCGAACACTGGAATCGCCCCCTTCACAAACGGAATACTCACACGAATAACCCCTTCGTCGTTACTACGAGAAGCGTGTAGACGATAAATACCTACACGGCGTGTCTGCTTCGTCACGGGATGCTGGCAAATTACCGAGGCATACGTTGCAATCTTATCGTCCGTAGGAGGCTTCACCGAAATATAAATAGAATTAAACGCCTGCTCTTGGCGAGTAATCAGCACCTTCTCCGCCCCGTCAATGATAAAGTAACCACCCGCATCGTTACGGCATTCGCCCATCTCCATTAATAGCGACTTGGGCGCATTATACGTCGCACAGAGCTTTGAACGTAGTAAAATAGGAATATGAAACAGATTAAACTTCTCAAACTTGAGTTCACGGACGACTTTTGTATAATTACCGTCACTCGTTGGAGCCGTAAATGTAAGACGAATCAGGATATCAGCACGAAACGTAGACGAATAGGTAATATCACGAATACGGGCTTCATTCGGAAACATACGGCGAACGGTTGTACCAGTATCCAGTGTGATAATAGGCGCACCGACATCCAACGATAAATTTTCGGGTATATCTGCGAGTCCGCCAACAAAAATCTCCGTTTTATACTTATATATACCCTTCTCAGCATCAAGTGGCTCTTTCAAAATAGTAATAGGGTTCTCGGCGAGAATCAATTCGGGTAGTTCACGAAAGATAAACGCCTCGTACGATTGTATATGGTGTGTAGTAAGGAATGTATTAGGATTCGCATCAAAATAGCGTTGAAAAAGTTCCGGGGCATTGTCTGCGAGCGAAGGGGCTACGCCAGAGTCCGGTGGCTGACAGATACCTGGTTGCTGATTCATTCCTCTCTGTTTGTGTATAGACCTTTCCTTAGCCCAACTGCCGCCATTTGTATTGCGATCCCTGCTACGCAAGGAAAACAAAACACATCTTGTATTTAAAAGCTCTGGGATCTCTGTGTTCCAATCGCCAGCTGCGTTGAAATTGACGTCTGGGGTCCTGACGCCGCTGCTGCCGCATTGGCTGCCGCTGCCGCCGATGAGGGTGGCATCGCTGCGCCTGAAGAGACACCTACACCTGGTGCTACAAGTGGGTTAGGGTTGTAAGGTGTATTACCCGCCATTAATGTAAATGCCGTATTTATAGGTGTAATTATATCGGCTGGGATAATTGTACCATTTGAAATATAGTTCCAAGAGTGGGGAGCGGTCATATTCTCGGGTAACGGTGATCCAGGATAATTATTTGGTGTAGCACCTGTAACATCCGCATATGTCGTCTGTAACGAATTTGGGTAGACTGTGGCAAAGAAGGGGCGGCTGGTTCCCTCAATGTAATCACCACCACGCTGTCTACGGCTTCCTCGCTTCGCTTTGCGGTAGGTACGGCGGCTACGGCTACGGCTAGCAAACGCAAGACCACGGCGATTCGCTCGGCTATTTTTCTTACGATAATTACAGCGGCGTGTCTTACGGCGTAACTTTCTGTTTGCCATTCTACTTTATAGCCGGAAGTTAATTCTTTGTAGTTCCTGTTTCTCTAACAAGAAAAGCAAAGATGAAGGTAATTAGCTGCGTGACGCCGACGCAATAGCACCCGCCAAACCGCCCTGAGCACCCTGTTGTACATTACCACCGTGTCCGCTGCTCACACCTCCATTCGGTGCCGGTGCTGACGCAGAGTAAATCGCCGGACTCGTCTGCTTATTGAAATCGGCTGTAATATTACTAATCTGGTTCTGTGGTGCGATAGACATACCTGTACCCTTGCTCTGGTAGTCCCATGAACGTTCCTCAGGAGAAGGGGACGCGGGGTACTTACCAGGTACTTCGCCGCTGTATGCGGTGTATGCCATCTGGAATGGATTCGGGTAGACTGTAGAGAACGCAGGGCGGCTAATAGGATCTAAACTGGGCATCGCCGATCCTGTTACACTTGTATAGCCGCTACCGAGCCAGTTGGTCACATCTCCGAAAATATCGCCACCACGCTGCCGTCTACGCATAGTCTTACGCACCTTGCGGCTCTTACGTCCCTTACGATTACGGTTTGTACGACGACCGCCTACCTGGTTTGAGCCCATGTTTGCCGGAACAGTAGGCCAGAACTCGGTCTTATTACCGCAGCCCAGCGTCAACGAATCCTGAAAATATACATCCAAATCCCTGATTGAACCAGGGTCCGTATTCACCTCTACAGGAAAACGACCATAGACGCTAACATCTGCGCCGGGTGTCATTACATAGTTGAGTGGAGCAACACCGCCACGCTGTTTGCGTGCGCTGCGGCGGGACTTCTTATTGACCTTACGACCACGCGTAGATTTAGAACGCATTTCCCTATAATGTACAACGAAACTCTTTGCCGATTCTTCCGTTAGATTCGTTCCAAACAGCGCGTGCCACTTCTTTTGTAGTGCTTTTGTATCACTAGAATGCCTAGCAAAACTATCAAACGCTTTTAGTTTATGTTTAATATCTGCAATTGACCGTGTCATTGTAAAACAAGAGTCTCTTGATTTACATTGATATTATTAACGGATTATCCTCTACATATCAAGCGATCCGGTACGCATTAAACTCTTAATCCGGGAAGCAGCCGTCTTCGCTACGCTTGTGAGACCGCCACCAATGGTGGGAAGAGATGGAATTGGTGGCGCCGGACCGACCATAGACGAATTGTGCTGGCTGAAATACCAGAAGCCCACGAGTCCGAAGATGACCATCAAGATAACGATGCCTGATGCCGCATTACGGAGGGTGTATTTGAGTGTATTGCGTTCATACTGATCTACACCAAACTCGGAGCGATTAATCCACGCACCGATAACGAGCATAACACAGCACGCAATCAAAAAAGTTGGAGGAGCCAGTGTAGGAAATACGACGGCGGCTAAAATCACGGCAATAACACATAAGATTACTCCGCCCAGTTGGAGAGTACGAAGGGTAATCGGTGTCATTCTGTTATTTAATTAGATTTTCTCAATGAGATCAACATGTGTCAGTAGGGTCTTTTTACAGCAATAACGGGTCAGTTGAAGTTTATCAAAGACAACCGATTCCGGTGTCTTATCAATCTTCTTACCGTCAAAGCATGTTGGCTCAGCATAACCAGGACCCTTCATTTCACGAAGACTCTTTTGATAAAAGTTCCATTTATCCGCAAGCAACTTACCGCAATTCATACAACGTACCGGAATTAGCATATTTGGCAAAGACCTCTGATTATCCCGGGTATATTACGAACGACCTGTCAAATTTTATGACATCACGCGTTTAAATCGTGATAACCTAATCGTGGCACCAAGCATAAAGCGTAATGTCCTCCGTTATCAACCAGCGTGGACTCAACTACAGCATCGGCAACGGTCTACGAGCTGAATTCGGACGCGTGAATGCGCAGCTCACTCTCCTGGAAGAGCGCCTCAAGATTTTAGAAACAAAGACGGGACTACAGGGTCCTCCTGGTCCCCCTGGACCCCAGGGTCCCGCCGGTCCAGCCGGTCCTAAGGGCGACCAGGGTCCTGCCGGTGCTCCAGCTCCTGCTAGCTCGTAGTCAATTTCACGCCCTCCGAAGTATCCTTCCATCCCTGAATATCCAACAATCCGGAATGATGCTTTTGATGACAGCCTTCGCATAATACAACTAAGTTATTCTTAGTATTCTTATGCCTTCCTGGCGCAATGCGCCCCTCAGCATCAGCGGCAGCTTGCTGTATAATATGATGAACCTCTAATGTTGTTCCTCTGTGCGCATCGGCGCCACATACTTCACAACGGCTGACGACGACTGTCGGATTATACCGACTCGCATGGGCTTTGCCATCGGCGGTGAACATTCGCTTACGTAGGGCGGTGGCGAGTGCGAGGAATTCGGGATCCATATCCAGACCACGACAGACTTCCAGACCGTACATCGGTGATCCGGCACCGGCTCGCAGAGCTCGGTCATACACGAGAGCACCGCTTGTCGGGTCCAACCCCACGGATAAATGATACGACTGAATATTTGGATTGCTCATGATTTCTGGGATTTCGGACAATTCGTGTAAGTGTGTGGCAAAGAGGAAATGGGCGCGGCGTTTGACGAGGGTCTGAATACCGGCGGCAACAATGGCGGTCGCCGATGCGGTCTCTGTACCCGCACACAGCTCGTCGCCAATTACGAGCATTCTGGCGGCGGCGGACCGTAGAATACTGCGAAATTCCGTCATTTCCACGACAAACGATGACATGCCCGCCCAAAGATTGTCGTTGCCGAGAATACGTGTATAGAGACCGGTATAGGGAATGAGTTTCATGGCGGAGGCGGGAACGGGGCAGCCGATTTGTGCCATGAGGATGGCGAGACCGACCGCCTTGCCTAGGGACGATTTGCCGGCGGCGTTCACTCCGTAGAGCAGAAGACCGTTTTGGGTTGCCGCCGCGCCGGCGGCGTTTGTCGCAAAATTGCCAAACGCTAACGAATGAGGAATATAGGGTGTAGCGGTCCTGACCCGTTCAATAATTGGATGACGAAGTGCGGTAACCGTGAATCCCGCTGCCCCTTCGTCGCCCCCGTCGTCGTCGGCAGGCTCTACGTACTCAGGGCGAACATAACCGTATTCATCGGCAACAATAGCAAAGGCACATTCGCAATCAAATTCACTCACCCAACTGACCAGGCATTCAAGTACACCCGCTGACTGCGCGGAGTGGGTCCAAGAGAGCCAATGCTCTCGCCATTGCGCGGTAGCAGCTGCCGTCCATTCCACCCTTAAAGCGATTGCCGCCGTATTTAGCTCGCCCAGGCGTGTATTGGTTACAACGACCGCCGTTGTATTTGTTCCACGTTTTATACTATCAAATCCGCACGTTTTCTTAGTACCCTTAAAATATCCTTGTAGCGATGTAGCCCGTCGTTGGGTTGTCGTAAATGTAAACGGCGCGTCCTCCTTAATCGTCCAATTTATAGCCCCCTCTTCCTTCAACGTTGTCTCCCAACTTTGCTTGAGAACCAAGGCTTCAGTCTCTAACGCGGTCCATCGGTCCTCTAAGATATCAAGGGCGGGCTGTTGTCCTCGGAACCATGGGTGGAATGACCCGACCGCCGGCGCCGACCCACCGCCTCCCTCGCTGATTTGTCCACAACTTTGACGAATTCGTTCGGCGCTCCAAGTTGTCAATGTTTGGTTAATATGATCCAGAACCTGGACCTGAAGTTCAGCGGCTAAACCACACGGAGTCATCAGGGTGGCTACGAGCAAATCACGGCAATGTTCATACGTTGTGAGAAGACACAGGAGGTCTTGACACGTTCCCTTGCCCAGGGCGAATCGGCGGTACAAACGGGGCAAATCGTACATTCCTTTGAGATGACCCAGGTACGCCGATTTATCTTTGACCCCTCGCAACACTTCAATCCGTTCCTGGCGCGCGTTGAGCTCCTCGGCATCGGCAATCGGACTCAAACATCGCTCGCGGAGAAAACGCCGACCCATCGCCGTGGTCGCCCTCTGGAGCCAGTGAAGGAGAGACTCGTGGGCTCGCGCCGAATTTGGCGAAATCATGGCAAGTTGCTCCAATGCGGCATTTCCCAAAATGAGATAATCCGCCGCCTCCCAGATTGTATGAGTGCTCAGCCGTTGGAGGAACGAGGCGTTATGATCTCGGATAAATGAAAGAAGATGGAAGAGGGAGCGGCGGACCTGAGGGTGGCGGGTCAGATCCAAATGTTCCTCGACCGAAAGGGCGCTCGCCGGTTGGTAGAGCTCTTTGAAAAATTGGATACGCAGCCGATCCGCCGCCACTCCCAACTCCGCCTTGGAGTCCAAAATCCGTAAATGGAGGGGCGGACGCGGCTGTTTGCCTCCCAGTCCCAAAATCTGGCTCAAGACCGCTGAGTCAGGCGCCGGTTGGTCTGCCCCCGCAGACCACCAGACCACCGCCTCTGCCGGCGGATACATAGATAAAAACGGCTGAATCGCATCACAGACCACACGGTCATCAATGAGCGTCAAATGTGCCTCCGTGCTCACCGCCTCGCCAGTATTTATATTAAACGCCGAAATCGCCACATACCACCGCTGCTGTTGCCGAGCGGAGGCATCCTTCGGTTGATATTTATACGGCTCAATGTACATGCCGACCATAGATTGCTCCTCCGCACGAACGGTCAGCGCACCCTCCGCCTCAAAATACGTACCTGGGCTGCTAACATGGTCCACATCACGGCTCGTCACCTTATCCGCTCCGTCTTTTGTCTGAGTCACCACGACCACCGAATAGCCCGCCAGCACCAACATCCGTTCGTACTTCTCCAGCGCCGATTCAGGAAATCCCCAAAAAAGTTTTAGCCGCGCAGGGTCGCCCGTCGGTTTCGGCTCAGGCGCACATCCGCAAATTTCCACCAAGTCCCGCATATTCGTATTCGTGGCGCCCGTGGCGACCGTCTGACTATCGTACATTTCAAAAAATCGTCCAACCTGAAGCAGGACCGCTGTTTTTGGTCCATATTGTGCCACTCCTTCCTGATAATGTCTGAGGTACAGGCTCTCCATGGATTCACTATTCGCCGGTGCTCCTTTTTTTCTCGGTGGCATATCTGTATTGCTGGTGCGATTTCAGATATATTATTATATATACGAAATCGCTTTAAATTCGTTGCTCCAAAATATGCGGCATGTGACGGCGAGTGTACTTAAGAATCCCCTTCTCCCGCTTTGCCCCGTTATAATACGCACGGTACGAGGCGATAACGTCGCCCTCCCGCCGAAATTCTACGGGCATCGCCGGCGTCGGATCCCGCATCCACTTGGTCTTTGTTAGCAACCCAGGCGGCGGATTCTCCTCCAACCAATCCAAATGAACGAGCGAGGCGTGAGGTGTCTTACGCAACCAACGGAACATATGCTCTGCCACCAACTCCTTGGCGAGTGCAAGCAACCAGATGTAATGTGCCAAACTTTCGCGGACCCAGAGGGCACTCGGATGATTTTTGGAATGCGACTTATATCCACGATTGCCTGTGGTCTGACAAATCGGAGCAGAGGCTAGGATTGCTGCGGTGCCTCCGTTTTCGTGATTTGCCGTGTACAAGAGTTGCGTAGACTCTAGAATCATTTTGACTACGTGTTTATCGCAATGCCAACGGGCACACTGACGTGCTCGGCGGCTAAGGAAGAAAATATTCATTCAGAGATGCCTGTAATCCGGTCATTAGGACGCCTCACGGTTCTCAATTTTTTTCGGAGGCACGGTGCTCTGTACAATTAAATTGTCGCAAGGGTCCCCCCTTAGGGTCTTTTTAACTATATAATAGAATTATTTGCCGGAAATAATTTTACTATAGGAAAGGTACTATAAATTTTAAAAGGGTGTCCCGACTAGTCCGCATTATGGAGGAGCATGTAATCCTTCAACATTGAACGCATCATCGGCTCCGGTGTTTTGCTACTTCCCGGCTTTAGGACCCCCTTGCGCAGCAAAGCACGTCGGACCTGCGCAATCGGCAACGCATCCACTTTCTCCTTGATACGACGTGCCGTTGCGCGCGATCCGGAGCGCACCGTAATGCTGATTTTCCGTTCCCGGAATTTGCGTGTTTTCGCAGAAACACCTCCGGATTGAGCATGTTTCGGCGGAGTAGAAATCACCAGCCGCTCCTTTTTACGCGTCGTCATAGCCGGTGCTCCCCCGCTTTTACGCTTGGTTGGCAGAATTTTGGGGGCACCGGGGGTGGACGCCGCTGTGTATAGGGAATTCTTCTTTCCCGCCAACTTTACAGTAGGATTCCCACTATAAACCTGAGCCCCGCCCTTCATTGGGGGTCCTACAGTGAGCCCTACGTCGGCTGCCGTCGGTCCGTATGCGGGAGTCACTTGTTTTACGACGTCGGGTGCCGTTTTAGTATTATCTGCCAACGGGACCCAGGCGTGTCCACGGGTGTCCACGGAGGGGACGGCGGCGGGTTCACCTGGTATGATAATTCCTGGTGGGGGAACGCCCTCCGCTGTCATAGTAGCAGTGACTTCGGCTTCGGAGCCCTTGACGTCGGAGGGCGCAAGGGCGCCACCCTTTACTCGTCGCTTTCTCGTCGTAGTCCGGGCAAGTTTCTTAACATCCTGTTCCATCAAGGTTACTTTCACCTCTTTTACATCAGACATTGGCAGCGACAGACTCTAAATATAACTTAGATATTATACAGTGCTGCGGGCGGGAGCGGACGGCGGCGGTTTAAAGATTCAACAAATTTGATTAACACCTCGGCGCTCACCTCGGACCTCAACCCGCTAGAATGGAGAACGCTTGGAAACAAATTCTAGACTTATACTTTGCTCAGCATGATAATCGGCAGATAATTTATCATCAGATTGCCTCGTTTAACCACTTTATGGATTTTGATGTTGTGGATACAATCTTACGATCGTGTCCGATTCGCGTGGTTGGCTCGCCAGATTTGACTCTCACGGGCACCACCCGTGCGGCGGCGGGTACGGCGGGCACCGCCATTCGAGTGACAGTGGAGGATACCACCGGCACCCCCACGGGCACGGCGCCGGCAACGGCGCTCCCTGGCGGCAAGGCTCCAGGTGGCGGTCCGCCCCGTGAAGTGGAAGTGATCGTCAAATTCCAAAATGTCAGCATCCGTAAGCCGACCATCTTTGAGAATAACGGTGCGCTCACCCCAATGTATCCGAACGATGCCCGCCTCCGCAACTTTACCTACGCCGCACCGGTCTATCTGGACATGGATGTGACCACCACCCTCACCGACCCTGGCAAGGGAACGAAGGAAACTCGGACACGGACCCTCACGCGCGTTCTTGCCGGCAAAATTCCCGTGATGGTCGGATCCAAATATTGCCTCCTGTCCGAGAGCCCTGAGAAACATCCGAGGGAACTCGGCGAGTGCTCGGCGGACCCGTTTGGATATTTCATCATTCAGGGCGGCGAGCGCATCATCCTCTCGCAGGAGCGAATGGCAGAAAACCGAATGTTCGTCTTTCGTAATAACAAGGCGAAACACAAGGAGGCGGAAATCATTGAATGTAAGTCCATCGGACCCGATAACGAAGGTGTTCCCAAGAATATCGCGGTCAAGATTATTTACAATCCGAAGTTGGCGACCGGTCCTGAACATATTCGTGTGACCCTGCCCCGTATCAAAGCCGAGTTGCCCCTGTTTATCATGTTTCGTGCCCTCGGTGTAGAATCGGATAAGGCGATTATTGAACTGATTATGGGCGATGTTCACAACGACTACGAAATGATCTTTCAGGAATGTATTATGGAGGCGGCGGATATTCGCGGCAAGCAGCCGGCACAGGATTATCTTCAGAAACATCTTGGCAGCGGTGGCGGCATCCGTGAGCAGCTCAGCGCCTCCACCCTCGCGACCTACAAGGCGCCGAGGGAGAAACTCATCTCGGAAATTCTGGCAGAAGAATTCCTGCCTCACATTGGCGGCGGCGACATGATGTATGAGAAGGCGTGCTTCCTCGCTGCGATGACCAAGAAAGTTCTGGATGTTTACCACAACAAGATCCCGTACGATGACCGAGACGGCTATCCGAATAAGAAGGTGGAGCATCCTGGCAATCTTCTTGGAAATCTCTTCCGTTTCTACTTTGGAACGAAGGTCATCAAGGATATGAAGTCAACGATTGTCAAGGAAATTCACAACGGGTCTTGGAAGGCGAGCGGCAAGTTTGAAAATATCATCAACACCACGAATGTTTACAAAATCCTGAAAACGACAATTGTGGAGGTCGGCATGAAATCGTCCCTCGCAACGGGCAATTTCGCCTCGGGCAAAATGGGTACGAAGACCGGCATCAGTCAGGTGATGAATCGTCTCACGTTCTTGAGTGGTATCAGTCATCTTCGCCGTCTGAGCACGCCGATAGAGAAAACGGGCAAACTCATTCCTCCCCGCAAACTTCACAACAGCCAGTACGGCTTCATTTGTCCCGCCGAGACGCCTGAAGGTCATTCGGTCGGTGTGGTGAAGAATCTGGCATCAACGGCAAACATCACCCTTCCCTCTTCGCCCAATCCGGTCCTCAAGGTCCTGTACGATGAACTCAAGATGAAACATCTGGCAGAAACGACCGCAATTGAACGCCGTGATCTTCTGAGAGTATTTATCAACGGAGCTTGGGTGGGAACTTTGGGCGGCAGTGCCGAGGCATTCCGTTCGGTCCAGGCACTCGTGACCGCCAAGCGTGCCGGTCGTGTTCATCCGTACACCAGCATTGTCTACAAGCCGAGCCCGAATGAAGTTTGGGTGAATACGGAGGGTGGTCGTCTCGTCCGCCCGCTCTTCATCGGCGAAACGATTCGCGAAGTCCTCTCAACCGGTTGTCAGAAGCCGTGGGAGGTCTGCGGATCTTGGAATGACCTGATGCGCTGGGTCAGCCCTGGCGGCAATCATCTGATTGAATTCGTAGATGCTGGTGAATCCGAGAATTTGTACATTGCAAAAACTCTCGGCACCCTGGATTCCGAACATACTCATTTGGAAATTCATCCGTCGGTGATTATTGGAACGATGGGCTCAAATATTCCGTTTCCTGACCACAACCAATCACCGCGAAATTCTTACCAGGCGGCGATGGGCAAGCAGGCAATGGGTGTGTATGCCCTCAACTTTACGGAGCGCTTGGATACGATGAGCAACTTGCTCTGCTACACCGCTCGTCCGCTGGTCTCACCGTATATGAGCAAGTACTACCGTGCCCAGGATATGCCGTCGGGCTACAATATTATCGTCGCAATTATGACGTACGGAGGCTACAATCAGGAAGATTCGGTCATGATTAATCGTGCGGCGTTGGACCGCGGACTCTTCCGTTCCATCTTCTACCGAACGTACAAGGACGAGGAGAAGAAGAATCAGGCGAGCGGCGAGGAGGAGCGATTCTGTAAACCGGACCCCAGCCTCACCAAACACATCAAGTTGGCAAATTACGAAAAGTTGGGCGCGGACGGAATTATTCCTGAAAACACCTACGTGGACAATGATGATATTCTCATTGGCAAAGTTGTGCCCATTCGGCTCAGGGCGGTGGAGGGTGCGATGGCGGCGGGAGTCTCGCATTCGTCCCTGGCGAGCATGTCGGCGGCGGCAGCCGCAGCGGCGGTAGAAGCGGTGGGCGGCAAGCGTTACCGAGATGCCTCCAAGATGCTCCGCAATAACGAGACCGGTTTTGTGGATAAGATTTATCGCGGACGGAACGGCGAGGGATTCTCGTTTGTCAAGATTCGTGTGCGGTCCGAGCGCATTCCAACAATTGGTGATAAGTTCTGTAGCCGTCACGGACAAAAAGGAACGGTGGGAATGATTTTGGAGCCCGAAGATATGCCTCAAACGGCAAACGGAATCGTGCCCGACATTATCATTAATCCTCATTGTATCCCGTCCCGCATGACGATTGCACATTTAATGGAAACGCTCATGGGACGGGTGGGATGCGAAATTGGCGCAGTGGGCGACGGCAGCCCATTCACCGATGTGAGCGTGGACGGACTCTCCAAAATGCTCCGTGATGACCTTGGACTTGAGCCGCATACGAATGAAGTAATGTATTGTGGAACAACGGGTAAGCAGATGAAGACGAGTATCTTTATGGGTCCAATCTTCTATCAGCGTCTCAAGCACATGGTGGAAGACAAGATCCATTCCAGATCTTCGGGTCCACTCGTGATGTTGACCCGCCAGCCGGCGGAAGGACGAGCCCGCGATGGCGGTCTGCGATTCGGCGAGATGGAACGTGATTGTATGGTTGCCCACGGTGCCTCCGAATTCCTCAAAGAGATCATGATGGAAAAATCGGATAACTTCCAATGTTTCGTCTGTAAGTCGTGCGGTCTCCTGGGTCAAGTGAATCCGAAGGCAGGAATCTTCAAATGTACCTCGTGTGATGCCGTCACCGATTTCGCCCAGATTCGCGTTCCCTACGCCTATAAGCTCTTCTTACAGGAGTTGGAATCGATGTCCATCTGTTCACGAATTTTGCCCGATTCCCGTCTGCGGGCGATTGCGAACGAGGCGGCTCTCATGCCTGAGCAGGCGGCAGCGGTCAAGTCGGTACTCTAATCCTCACGCAGGTCAAACGCTAATTCTGTAAATCCCTCTGGGGCAGTTTTTTCTGCCGAAATGACATCCCGTGCCCAGGACCCAATCAGGGGCGACTCGCCGTGAAAGTCCCCTCCACCCCGTCCGTTCCCCTCACAGGTCAAAAGTGGCAGAGGATGAATCTGACTCCCTTGGACCCCCTTGGGAACTTTAGACTTATCCACAAACTGTCGCTTCGTATGATTCACTAGAAACGGATACGCATCGGTATATTTGATGGCAGAATGAAGCGCTAAATCGTTGCGCTCGTGACAAATCAAATGTAGATTTTTGCCGAGTCCCGGCTCCGCATCGGCGTAATCGCCGCACCAGACAACGCGCGACTTATGATGCCGACCCTCAGGTGTAAGCTCTGCCTCAAATGTTTCAACGCCCTCATTCCCCAGATACGAGTGTTCCATCAGTTTTATCCCCAAACCAGGCACCATCCAAACCCGAATCCAGCCGTTGGCGTCCAAAATGACCGCATAGTAGTATTGTCCCATTTGTTATGCTTACTTTCTAAGGTTAACAAATAGTTTTCAATTTTTGTCAGAAATCCAGGTTATTTACGACCGAGAGTAAATGCGGCGAGTCCGGCGAAGAGGGCGGCGAACAGAACGCCGGCGAGAACTTTTGACTGTCCCGATCCGCCACGGAATCCTTCCACTTTGTTGTCCGCTGTGTATTCATCGGCGCTCACCCACGAATCAAAAATCCAATGACTCGCTGCGGGCTTTCCGTCACCGCCACGGATTATATTTTCTTTAGAGGGGTCAATCCACCATTCACCGGTCACCTGACTTTGGATATTTCCTTGTAAGTCGCCAACCGGCAGGGTCACCTTGCGACAACGGGCATAACCACTGTTCATTACGGCATTAAACATTGGCGCGGGATTGAGGGCTTTTCCTGCGTCTTCAAACATACCGGGTGCTAAGCCACGAAGATGAACGCCGAGAGTATTTTGAATTTCGTCACCGAGACGACCAGGGAGTCCGTGGGGCGTAGTATCCACGTATTCGTACATATCCTGACCATTCGAACATGTTGCTCCTGAGTTGGTGAAAAATCGCAGACCCATCGGAGTCTGGGTTTGACCCTCGCCTTTCGCAAATCCGGTTGTTTCACCGTATCCGATGACGTCCGAGTAGTAATCTACACCGGCAATAGCACCTTTGATTCCGCCCCATGAGCCGTCGCCAAAATTTACACCGATGTCACCTGGAGTCTTGATTTCGGAGGAGTAATCGTATTTTGGTCCCAAAATAGTCGTCATGTTTGGCGTATATTGTGTGACCTTTGTCTGTAATTGCTGAAGAGCATCCATCTGCCCCGCTTCTTACTTTGGTGGCTTATTTTCGTACGGCGGTAAAGGCGACGAGACCGATGAAGAGGGTGGCGAAGAGAACGCCGGCGGTGAGCTGCGAGCCCCCAACCGGTCCTGAGCGAAAATCCTCAATGACATTTCCTTTTGCGTCCTTTATCGGATACTTTTTTTGCGTTTTATCGTATTCATCGCCAGAAATCCACTTATCAAAGACCCAGTGGGTGGCGTAATATTTGCCGTCACCCCCTTTCGTGAGTTTTTCCTTGGATGCGTCAATCCACGGACGAGTCACATTCGGATTTTTAGAGCGTAAATTTCCCTGCGCATCGCCGACGGGAGCGGTCATCTGTTTACATTGCGGAAAGCCCGAGCCGATGGCGGCGGAGAAGAACGGGGCGGGATTGAGCGCATCGGCGGCGTCGTTGATAATTCCTGGCGCCAATCCTTGGAGCCGAATTCCGCCCATCTGTTGGGCAAGTTTATCGCCGAGCGGACCAGGAATTCCTTCGGGCACCGTGCTCACGTATTCGTACATACTCGCTCCGTTACTACATGCCGCCCCCATCTTCGCATCGGCAACTTTAAGAAAGAAGTTGAGACCCATCGGCGATTGCGACATTCCGCCCTGGTCGGCAGACAACCCAACGGACTGCCCGTAGCCAAGCGCACCGGCGTAATAATCTACGCCGGCGGCGGCTCGTCCAATTCCCTCCAGCGAACCATCGCCAGCGTGGATGCCGATATCAGTTGGAGACTTGAGCTCGCCTGAATAATCGTAGACGGGTCCAATGAGTGCGCTGGCGTCGGGCAGATAGTTCATCACCGCCGTCGGCTGCTTGAATATAGTATTAAACTGGTTTGAAGCCGATGTCACTCCGCCGGCAATATTATTTAAGCCGCCCTGAATATCCATTCTCCTTACTTGGGGCGATTGAAATTACTTTCGTAGCGATGTGAACGCGACGAGTCCGAGAAACAACCCAGCAAATAATACACCTGCGCTAAATTGTGAGGAATTCAGGTTTGGCGAGAATCCCTCGGTACCCATGTCTTGAAGTGCCGCTTTGAACATATTGGCGGTCGGTTGTGGTGGAATGGATGGATCCGGCGGTGTATTCTGGTCGGGGATATCATCGGATGTATAGAGCCGTCCCATTTGTTTCAACTGCTTTTGCGTCCAGTAGTATTCGTCCTGGCTGATCCATTTATCAAAGACCCAGCGACGCATATGCGGCTGCGGTCCGCCTGGTACATAGACATTTGGATTTGGCGCCAGAGGTTTATAATAGACTTTATCGGCGGCGGGGTCTACCCAGACATTGGGGACTAACTCTGGCGGGTTATCACTGCCGGTAGGGTCGGCGTTGTAAATCGGTTTGGGGAAACGAGAGGCAAGTTGACCGTCGGCATTTCCAACCGGCGCTTCCATCAATTTACATTTTGGATAGCCGGTGCCCATAACGGCATTTAGAATCGGCACGGGATTCATCGCCTCAAACGAATCTTGGAGAGCACCTGGGGCAAGACCTTGTAAGTTGGCGCCGAGTTTTTCTTTAAGCCCGCCCCCCATACCCCCTGGTAGCCCTGAGGGAATCGTTGACATATATTGGTACATATCGGCACCGTTAGAGCAAGTTTGTCCGGTATTAAAGAAATAGTTGAGACCGAGAGGCGATTGGGGGAAGTCGGGTCCGTTGCCCATAATACTTTTGGTCGGCGTACCGAATGCCATCGTATCAACATAGTACTGGACACCGGCGACGTTTCTATATACCTGGTCGGGTCCACTAAAGATATCACCATCCCGTTTGATACCAATCTCTGAGGGGTACATCATTTCGTTGGAAAAATCGTAATAGGGACCGAGCGCCGTCAGCCCTGTTTCTCTTGTCGTAGCCGACATCCTTATAAGGTCGTGTGGTTTTATCCGGCTGCGTTCTGCGGATAAAGATAAAAAATGAAGAGTCCCCAGAATCACTCTTTATTCTACAACTTATTCGTTGTACGATGTCTTCACTTTTATTTCCGGGCGTATCATCGTGTATTAAAACGAGCAGCGAAGATGTAGATATCTTTGGTGGTGCGGATTGGACCAAAGCGGTGGAACAGTTTGCGGAGGAGCCACCTGCGCCCACGGACATGGTGGATGGATTTCATTGCGAAGACTGTGATACAGGTTTATGGATTCAGACACATAATGAAGAGGTGATTTGTACAAAATGCGGAAATCACATGGGGTTTCAATTGGACTCATCGGCGGAGTATCGGTGGTTTGGGTCTGAGGACCGTAGTCCGGATCCGACGCGGGTCGGCAATCCTCTCAATCCGCTTCTCCCAGAATCGTCTTTGGGTACGCGAATTCTGACCCGACCCGGTGATTCCAAGGCGATGCGACGTATTCGTCAGTACCACTTGTGGAATATTATGCCGTATCGTGAGCGCACACTTTGGACGATTTTCGAAATGCTTCAGGTGCGGGCGAATAACGCAGGTGTGTCTATGGCAATTGTGGAAGAGACTAAGCAGTTATATGCGCAGGTGAGCACTCGTTGTATTTGCCGAGGTCAGCAGAAAGACGCACTGCTGGCAGCGTGCCTGTTTGAAAGCCTGAAGCGCCATGATACGCCTCGTCGTCCGGTGGAAATCGCTGAAATCTTTCAGATTGACGCGAAACTGATTACACGGGGTGTGAAGCAGTTTTCGGGTCTCCTGGAGGAGCATTTACACACTACGCCGGCGGCGGAAAAGAAGGTAGAAACGCCCTCAACCCATTTTCGGCATTATTTGGAGCCGGCAATTTATAAACTGGAAACGCCTCGGCTGCTTCATAATCAGATTGTAGAGTTAGCCACGAAGATTGGCAATATGATTGATGAATTGGGCGTTTGCCCTGAAACGACGCCGTCCTCCTTGGCGGCATCGGCGCTGGCTCTGGCGTGCGAGCGAATGGGGCTGGATAAGACGAACGCTGAAGTGGCGAAAGTCTGTAGTATTTCGGTGGCAACGCTTCATAAGTGTTTGAAGCGTATTGAATCGTGGCGTGGCGTGTTATTTCCTGCTAGCGCCGAAAAGTCATCACCCTAAATAGAATGGGAGGTCAAGTCTCCGTGCCTCAGAGTGCGAAACCAGAGGATTTGGAAAGATATGGTACTTTTAAGTTGCGCCAGTCTCAGAAGTTCTCCCTAAATGTATTGTCGGACCTTGTGACAATGTTGATGTCGGACAATAATCTTTTTGATTTATCGGAAATGCTTTCATCTGACAAGGGTTGTCAGTCGCTTATAATTATAATTAAAAATAAGTTGGAAAAGGAATTTACGACACTACAGTTCCCGGACACACTTAAGAGTGGAGAGTTTACACCGGTTGGGTTTGGATCTGAGCAAAAGTATAAGGCATTAGCCGCAAGTGATAAAGACCGCAGCATCTACTGTGGACAATTTGCGTTTTTCATTGTGCGATTGATATTGCTTCTGTCGGCACTTGTGGCGAGCGTTGCGTTTCAACCCGATATGTATAAGGATTTACAAATAAATCAGCTAGATGTAAAATCCACAGGTATTAATGAGCGTTATAAAAATTTGGTGGACCAGTCTGTGCGGGGCGACCATGTACCGTCTGATATTATATCGGTGTTTACGACGAATGGTACTTTGAAAAAGATTCCGAATGATATGCGTCAATTATACTATTTTGGAACACAGGATTCTGTTGTTATTGATATGGAAAAGGGTATAGTATATAATTCTCAGAGTACAACGGATACGGGTGTATTAAGAATTAGTATTCACGGATCGGCATACGCACCGGCAGCATCTGGACCTTTTGTTCCGCCGGCGCCAACTCCTCCTGCTTTTGCTCCTGCTTTTGCTCCTGCTCCTGCTCCTGTACCAGCCCCAGTCCAAGCCCCTGTGCCGACCCAAGCACCAGTCTCCGTACCAGCTAAACCGCAAGTCTATCCCCCTCCCCCGCTATCCAACGCACCATCAAATGTGAGTGGAAATTATAGACGACTTCCACTTGCACGTAATAGTAATATAGTAAGCACTGCAAGCGGTGCCAGCCGCACGTCTCGTAAACGCAAGGGACGCCGCACAACTCGTCGCCGTGCTCACCGTGGTGGTGCCGTTCTCTTCCGCGTAATTCTCAGTTCAGTCCTCTGTCCTGAAGGGGGCACCTGCGAAATATCCCAGTTTGACATGGACGAGTACGGCAATACATATGCGGTAGGCACTACAGTGAATCCTAGCTCGTTTGCCGACCGTGTAAACCCAATCCTAAACCGCCAGCCTAAGAGATATTTGTTAGAAAACCCAGGTGTCCGTGCGACCATGGCAAAGAGCAAGTTTGCTCCGTTTACAAAACTAGACGCCTCAACGTATGAAGTTCTAATCAACTATCAAAATGCTATTGCGGGAAGAGGTCAACAGAAGGAAGATGTTACATCCCCAGCAATTTACCGTGCCTTTTTACTTGCGACGGGACTCGTAGAAGATAGATTGGATACATTGTTTTGCAATGATACTTGGCGGGGAGTAATGACATCTACAGTTCCCTATTCTCTCTTACAGTCTCTATACTATGATGAAAACGGCGGAACTAAGAGTGCGGAGGCGGACGATGAACTTCGTGCTGTATCGGCGGGCTTTTTGAAATCGGATATCGCCCGTCCATATGTCCCGAACAGTGCTATATCACCAAAGGAATTTTCACAATTGGCGTTTATTGAGCCGAAGACAATAGCACCGGCGTTTTGCGGAACGGTCACCACGGGTGTACGTTCAACAAACATTGAAGGACAGAAAAATGTGTTGACGAAGGGTCATCAGACCATACATGGGCTATATGATGCGCATTTACAGAATGTTGTAAAATTTATTCGTAAGATTCTTTCACTCAAGGAGGGCGGATATAAACAGCGTCATATTATTCGCCTCAATCCTGTGTTTGTTACAAATACAAAGGGCGCACAGGCAGCATTAGATGCTCTCATTAAAGAGGGGCGTGCTCTCATTGCGGACCACTACCTTGCTGTAGAAACCACGTATAAAAAAGCAATTCAGGATATGAATAATTTAGGACGAGGTGTATCAACCAGCAATGCCGAGTCAGGCAAATCTACATATGTATCGGCAAATACACCATTGCCTCCCCGATTTTCTAAGAATGTGCTTGAACGTGGGTCTGGATTCCCTGAGACTGTCTAAGAACCGGTGGGTGGCGGTGGCGGTGTTTCAGGAAACTTGTGCATTCTAATTTCACACGAAATCTCCCAGAGCTCTTCTATAGTTTTTACAAGAGCCCGGCGGTCAAACTCAATATGATCATCAAAGAACATCTTTCCGAGGCGGTGGGATAGAACGCTCAGAACCATATGAGCGCCGAGAAGTTCGTCTTTGGACATGTCCCGCATTATATCCTCAACGTGAGCCTGAATTCCATACATACGAATACTACCAGTATCCTCCTGATTGACCATTGCCTGCTGGACTTGGGCGAGTTGCGCAAGTTCGGCGTCGGTAAACGGGGGCGGGGAGTCCATTCTAACTCAACCAAGTCGCCATATTTTAGACCGATAGAGTAGGAAATGTCATCGCTGCGTAATCGTCTCGCCAATGCCAGCCGGCGGGTAGCACGTTCGCTCAAGAGCGGCGTCTGTATGGGAACGAAGCGTATTCGTAACAGTAATATTGGAACGGCGTGCGGTAAGTTCCAGCGCTTCAAGGACATTTTAGACGATTATAGGGGCGATGTGTATGCGTCTCAACTTGTACGAAATATAGATGGTGCTCGTCGGTTATTTGAAATTGTTATTACAAAGCCTTATAATCCTGTAAATGAAACAGGAGAGCAGTATATAACTCGTATTCAGGGATTTATTGACCAGGCAAAGGGTCAGAGAGATCAGTTTCTGCGTGATATTGCGTTTCTTCCTCCCACGGCGGAGTATGGACAGGTCAAAGAGGAACTCCATTATTTTGTATTGTTTATGTTCAATTATTACATTGATAAACTCAGCCAACTTATACCAATCGGTATTACAAATAACAACGTAAGACTCAATTGGGAGGGGCGTTCGGCGTCAAACGCATCCCTTGAATCTACAATAACAAATAACCTATCTCGTAAAAATAGTAATGTCTCGTTATCCGTCGGTGAATGGTATCCACGAAAGCCTTCAAATGAGATAGCCAATTGGAAGGGCGGCAAGCACCGAACCCGTAAACACCGCCGTCGTAATTAGGCAACTCGTCCACCCATTTGTTTATAAACCTCTGTGAGCGAATCAAACGGAATCTTATTCGCTTCGCATAATTCACGGATACGCATTTTTCCGTTATAATGGCATACCCAAAATCCGGCGGTGAACATTACCTTTTTTCCGTAGACACGAATCTCTTCGGCTAGAAGTTGACCAGTCGTTGGCGGTACCTTAAAATCGGTATCTATATCGTCCAATTCTTCGTAGCAGCGTTGTTTCTCACCCTGCTGTACAAATCGGCAGACCGTGCCCGATAAATCCTTATATACGAGAATAGTTTCTATCCACGTATAATAGTCACAACCCATTTTTCTAAAGAGGGAGATTTTATATTTCATCGCGGACCGCCATAATTTCACAGGCACCGAACACCGGCGGCATATAGTTATAGATGTGCCACGAGTGGACACCGCTGCGACCGTAGCGCCAGGGTGCCGCCCAATCGGGGCGTGCCTCGCCGCCCATATATCCACTTGACGCAAACAGCAGAGAATCTTTGTAGCCGGCGCCAATAGATTCTAGAACGGGACGGAATCCACGGGTGCCGGTGTTGGGTTTGAGTTTACCGCTGACCAAATAGCCACACCAGACCACTTCAAAAATCCGTTCGTCGCCAGGAATCGCCCGCCGCCGAGTATTAACTACGACAACAACTTTACGTAACTCTGCTTCTATATCGGGACGCTTCTTCGTAATCCAGACGTCTATATGTTCGGACCGATTTATCGGTTTTGTAGACACGATTTGGGGCGGCGGATTGCCTTCACCCTCATTCATCATCCACTTACGAAATGACCGCTGCCACATGTCGCTAAACTGTATCCAATCCATTTTCTCGCAGCTGACCGAGCCAACAAAGTCTTTGGTCCGTGCCATAGCATACGTATCAGTTCGTAGGGCGGTGCTAAAAAACGGCATAGACGCAGTTTCACGTGCCCAAAGATGTGCTACGGGTATTTTCGACGACGTCCAACAATCCATCATTCCAATCATATAGCCGGCAATACCACGCGAACGCCACGACTTTTCCAAACAGAGCCCCTCAATGACTCGCATAGCACCGTGGTTGAGCATTGCCCCCGTAGAAAATTCGGTGTC